TTCACTATATCCAAACAATAGATTACGTATTTTTGACAATAGTTTGACACCTGTCGAACCAAAAATGCCTGATTTTAAGGTTTCAACTCAATATTATCAAGTTGAAAATGGATTTGAAAGACTTGGAATGGGACGTGAAGATGAATATTTCTGGAAGACCGCACAGGAACGTGAAAATTCATCCGAAGAGGGTGAAAAATAAATAAAAATAGGGATAGGAACCCCTCAAAAAGTTCTATTATAACAAAATAGGAGCAAAATGGGCAATTCACCGGTTGATAGAAGTACAAGTTATATGAAAGAAGTGTGGGGAACAACAAGTTTGACCACAGATTACTGGTCGTTACCCAAAAAAACGAATGATCCAGAAGAAAGAGTACTTCAAGAGATCATGCATGATGATTTAAAGAATGGGCAGATTAATCTTCAAGAATAAGAGTATAAATAAGTTAAGAAAACTCTAGTCAAAAATGGCAATTCAGAGGATATCTAGAGCATTTAAAGATATTAGTTTATCATTTATACCTCACCCAATTACTAAAGATCTACCTGTTCTCAAAAATGAGGCAGCAATTCGTAGATCTGTGAGAAATATTGTTCAAACAATACCAACCGAAAAATTTTTCAATTCAATATTTGGATCTGATGTAAGGGGAAGTTTATTTGAGTTTGTTGATTTCGGTACTGCCTCTGTAGTCAGTGATCAAATTATGATATCCATTAATAATTTTGAACCAAGGGTTAATAATTTACAAGTCGAGGTTCTACCAAGACCAGACCGTAATGCATTTGATGTCACTGTAATATTTGATATTATTGGTCAAGAGTTTCCAACACAAGAATATTCGTTCCTTTTAGAGGCAACAAGGTAATATGCCTTTTACAAAATTCGCTAATTTAGATTTCGATCAAATAAAAGAATCTATCAAAGATTATTTACGTGCAAATTCTGATTTCTCGGGGTTTGACTTTGAAGGTTCTAATTTTTCAGTATTAATTGACACCTTAGCATATAATACTTACATAACAGCATTCAACTCAAATATGGTTGTGAATGAGTCTTTCTTAGACTCTGCAACACTCCGTGAGAACGTTGTTTCTCTTGCTAGGAATATTGGATATGTTCCTAGATCAAGAAGCTCTGCAAAGGCATCTATGACCTTTATAGCGAACGTAAATAATGTAAATGAGTCTCTTTCATCAACGTTGACATTGAAGAAGGGTTTAGTTTGTGTTGGAAATACAAATGATACTTCATATACATTTTCAATATTAGAAGACATACAAAGACCAACTAGTTTTGTAAATTTAAATGTTGGTGGTGTTCCTACTACTGTAGTATCGGCAATATTTGAAAATATAGAAATTTATGAGGGAACATTCCTTGAGAAAAAATTCGTAGTTGATTCATCTTTAAATCAAAAATTTATTCTTAATAATTCATTTATCGATACTTCAACAATAAAAGTATATGTAAAGAAAGAGGGAGAATCTGGATTAGGAATAGAATATAAATTAATTAACAATATCACTGATGTTACAGGAAATTCTTTTGTTTATTTAATACAAGAAATTCAAGATGAAAAATACGAACTTTTATTTGGTGATGGTTTTATTGGAAGAAAATTAGAGTCTGGAGAAATAATTACTGTAAACTATCTCACTACTGATGGAAAAGATGGTAATGGTGCTAGTACATTCTCATTTTCTGGCAATATAGTTGATAGTAATGGGAACTCAGTTGCTCCAGATCCAATTACTATCATCACAAATCAATCATCTCAAAATGGTCAAGAAATTGAATCCATAGATTCTGTTAAATACTTTGCTCCAAGAATATATTCGGCACAAAATAGAGCAGTTACTGGAAGAGATTATGAGTCAATTATAAAAACAATATATCCAGATACTGAATCCGTATCAGTTGTTGGTGGTGAAGAATTAGATCCTCCAGAGTTTGGAACCGTTCAGGTTTCAATAAAACCTAAAAATGGATTTTTAATATCCGAGTTTAATAAATCTAGAATTTTATCACAACTTAAACAATATTCAATATCTGGTATTAATCAGAAAATTATGGATCTTAAGATATTATATGTTGAGATTGATTCATCTATTTATTATAATGATTCAATGGTGTCTTCACCAGAGGATTTGAAATCTAAAACAATTAATTCAATTGTAATGTATTCCAAATCAGTCGATTTAAATAAATTTGGAGGAAGGATGAGGTATAGTAAACTATTGAAAACTATTGACGATGCTGACACTTCTATAACATCAAATATTACCAAAGTTACGATAAGAAGAAATTTATTTGCACTACTTAATCAATTTGCACAATATGAGTTATGTTTTGGAAATCAGTTTCATGTTTCTGAAGATGGAAGAAATATTAAATCTACTGGATTTACTATTTCTGGTGAAAATGGTATTGTATATTTGACTGATATACCAAATGCCGATAAAAAAACTGGAATTCTTTCAATTGTTAAAAATTTATCCGATGGGAGTATAAGAGTCATTGCAAAGTCTGCAGGAACAGTAGATTATATAAGAGGTGAAATTAATTTAGGAACGGTAAATATTACATCAACTGTTCATCCAAATAATATTATAGAGATACAAGCATTTCCAGAGTCAAATGATGTTGTGGGATTAAGAGAACTTTATATTAATTTTGACATTGGAAAAAGTAAAATAAATATGATTAAGGATGTTATTTCATCTGGAGATGAAATATCAGGTACAGTCTTTACCAGAGATTTTTACACATCAAGCTATTCAAACGGAAGTTTAATCAGAGAGTAATATGATACAAACTGGAATTGAATCTAGAGTCAAGATTCAGGACATAATTTCTAATCAATTGCCGGAATATGTTTTTGATGAAAGTCCAATGGCATTGGACTTTTTAAAACAATATTATATTTCTCAAGAGTATCAAGGTGGTCCTGTTGATATTGCAGAAAATCTTGATCAGTATTTAAAAGTAGATAATTTAACTCCAGAAGTAGTTGTAGGATTTACAACTTTATCTTCCGATATTGGATATGTTGATGACACAATTAGTGTTATTAACACAAAAGGATTTCCTGAGCAATATGGACTGTTAAAGATTGATGATGAAATTATAACATACACTGGAGTTACTACAAACACTTTTACAGGATGTATTCGTGGTTTTAGTGGAATTACTAGTTATCATAATGATCTAAATGCAGAAGAATTAGTATTTTCAGATACAACTGCGGATTCCCATACTTCAAATTCCGTAGTACAGAATTTAAGTTCTTTATTTTTAAAAGAATTTTATAAAAAATTAAAATTTACATTTACTCCTGGATTTGAGAATAAAGTTTTTAAACCCGAAATAAATGTTGGAAACTTCATAAAAGAATCTAGATCATTTTATGAATCCAAAGGTACTGATGATTCTTTTAGAATACTATTTAATGTATTATTTGGAGAAACTCCAAAAATAGTTAATCTTGAGGAATATTTAATAAAACCATCAGATGCAAAGTTTATTAGAAAAGAAATATGTATTGCCGAAGTTATTGGTGGTGACCCTACGAAAATAATTGGACAAACATTAACAAAATCAACAGATCCTACAACTAATGCTTCCATATCTTCAGTTGAAATATTTACAAGAGATCAAAAGGTATATTACAAAATAGGGTTATTTGTTGGATATGGTGATAATAGTAATGTTCAAGGTAATTTTATAATTACTCCTAACTCAAAAGTTTTGGAGAATGTCAGTATTGGTGCTTCAATAATATCTGTAGATTCTACAATTGGATTTGGACAGACCGGAACAATATATTCCGGAAATAGTACTATTACATATGTTGATAAGAGTATTAATCAGTTTTTAGGATGTTCTGGAGTTGTTGATACCATTACTGCCACAGATAGTATTTTTTCGGATGATACATATTTTTCCTACGAAGGTGGGGATACAACAAAAAAAGTCACTCTAAGGTTGACGGGGGTTCTTTCAAATTTTGTTCAAAAATCGGATTCAATTTCTGTTAGTGAAGGACAAATCTTAGGAGTTAAGAGTATTGGAACTTTAATTGAAAATCCAGAACAAAATAAAACATATACAGAAATTTTTGCAAATTCTTGGATTTACAATACTAGTTGTTCAATAGAAATTGATAGTTTTATTGGAGGATCGAATCCAACTGGTGTTGTATTAAAAACTTCTGTTGATAGATCTCAATTGAAAAAAGGAGATCGAGTAGAATTTATTGACGAATCGACAAATAATGTAATATATCCTACAGATACCTCAGATATACCATTTGTAAATGCTGATATTACATCCAATTCAGTTTCTATAGGAAATCTAAGTTTTTTCTCTCCAAATGAAGAACAGTCCATAAAGTTAAGAAGAAAAATCAATAAGGCAAGTAGTGCTTTTGTTCCTTTTAAATATCAAAATAATAGTATTATTTCTGATGTTCAGAACATATATGTTGACGATAATAATTTTGCATATGTAGCATCAAATTCACTTCCATCCTGGGGAAATGGATTTACAAATTCATATGCATATCAAATAAAACAAGACATCATATCATCATTCATCTCTTCTTCTTCTGGAAATATTATTGATTTTAATGAAAATACTGGACTATATTCTACTATTTTCTTTGATACTCCTGTTTCATTCATAACCGGAGACAAAGTTCAATATATTTCATCTGGAGAACCTCTAAAAGGACTGGAGGAAGGAGGTTCTTACTATATCAAAGTTTTATCTAATAATAAACAAATAAAACTTTATACATCTTCTTCATTTTTAATTTCCGATACAAACGCTGTTGAATTTAAATCAAATACAGAAGTATTAGAAACTCACACATTTACTTTATTTTCTCAAAGATCGAAAATAATAAATCCTCAGAAAATTTTAAAGAAATTTTCTTTAAATCATAATATTAAGAATGGAATTGGAGAGAATACAATTCCAGGATCAACTGGAATGCTAATTAATGGAGTTGAAATTACCAATTACAAAACTTTAGATAAAATTTATTATGGTCCAATAGATAATGTTAAAGTTTTAAATGGTGGAATCAATTTTGACACTATTAATGTTCCGAAGATAATAGTATCTAATGGTGTTGGGACTACATCTTTAGTTCAACCAATTATAAGGGGAACAGTAACAGATATAATCGTAGATAAGCAAGATTTTGATATTGAGGAAGTATTATCAATTAATATTACTGGTGGGAATGGAACTGGAGGGTTTTTTGAACCAATATTGAATAAAAGAAGAAGGGAAATGCTATTTGATGCAAGATCTATCTCTGAAGGTGGAGGTATAAGTACAACTACTAATCAATTAACATTTTTAGACGATCATAATATTTCGAACGGGCAAAAAATTACTTATAGAAACAGTGGCAATGAAAGTGTTCCTATTGGAATAGGAGTATCTTCATTATTAAATAATAAAAATTATTTTGCAAAAGTTGATAATAATAAAACAATAGTATTATTCAATAATTTTGATGATTACTTGAGTGAATCTAATCAAATTTCTTTTGCAAATGATTCCACAAGTGGAATACATAAATTCGTAATAGAATCTGCAACAAATACTGTTTCAGAGATAAAAATTATAGAAGGTGGATCATTTACAAATAGAAAACTTTTAGTCAAACCAACAGGAATTTCTACTTCACAAAACACAATAAACTTTAATAATCATGGATTTTTAAGTGGAGAAATTGTAGAGTATTCACCTGTTGTTGGATTGGGAACCACACAACCACAAACTATTTCTGGATTAACTACGACTAATCAATATTTCATTTTAAGAAATGATGAAAAATCCTTTAGAGTATGCGATGCTGGTATTGGAGGGACAAATGTTGCAAATTATGCCCAAAATAATTTTGTAAAATTATCTTCCGTTGGAACTGGATTTCAGCAGTTTAAATACCCAGAAATAAAAGCAAGTATTGAGTTTACGACAGTTGGTATCGGAACTTCAACACAAATCCAATCCATAACTGCAACTCCAGTTGTTAAGGGATCTATTGAAAGAATTTATGTTTATGAACCAGGAACCGGATATGGATCAAATATTTTAAATTTTGAAAAAAAACCTACTTTTTCACTTAAAAATGGTAGAGATGCTCAAATAACTCCTATTATAGTTAATGGATCTATTAATCAAACAAATATACAGTTTGGAGGATACGAATATTTTTCGACTCCGGATTTAATAGTTTCAGATCCAACTAATATGGGTAGTGGTGCTAAGTTAAGGGCTATAGTCACTAATGAAAGAATTACTGGTGTAAATATTATTAATGCAGGAATAGGGTATTCCACTTCTAGCACAATTAAAGTTGTTTCTAGTGGAACTGGTCAAATTTTAGATGCGTCTATAAGAGGACTTACTATCAATCAGGTTGAAAAAATTGTTAAAAAACAAACTGAATTATTAAAAGATGTTGATGATGAGTTATCATATTCGGTACTTGCATATTCTAAAGATTTGCAGTCTTCATTCAATGAGAATACTGAAGATTTGTCTAATATTATTGGATGGGCATATGATGGAAATCCTATATATGGACCATATTCAATCGTAGATCCAGATAATATGGACTCTGGTATTAAGATCATGACATCTAGTTATGTGTCAAATATATCTAATATCTACGATAGACCATCAATAGATGACTTTCCTTTGGGATTTTTTGTCGATGATTATAGATACGACTCTCAAAATGGTAATCTTGATAAAAATAACGGAAGATTTGTAAAAACGAAAGATTTTCCAAATGGAGTGTATGCATATCATGCGTCTATAGATGCTATTACAAGAGAGCCACAATTTCCATATTTTATTGGAAATTCTTTTAAGTCAAATATTATTGATGAAAATCAAAGTTTAAATCAAAAATTTGATTTTCATAATTCATCTCTTTCTAGAAATACTTTAGGATATAAAATTTTAGAAAAAGGTGCTAGTAATGATTTTATTATTGAAAATAGTAAAATCGACCAACAACAAATAATTGTTGAAGATATTGAAGATGGATCAGTTTCTAAAATCTCTGTTATTAATAGTGGAGATGATTATAAAGTAAATGATTTATTGAATTTTGATAATGATGGCACTAATGGTGGAGGAATTTATGCTAGTGTTTCATCATTAAAAGGAAGAAATATTGATAGAATTGATACTTCATATGAAACTTATAATGATGCAGTATTTACTTGGAGAGGAGATGATAAGGTAACTGTAACAATTTCACCTTTTCATACATTATTAGATAAAGATTATATTTCAATATCTGGATTTAGTACTTCAAATCTTTCTACACTAAATGGATATTATAAAATTAATGTTCCATCTATTTCAACTGTGGGATTGGGAACAAGTATATCTGCCGGAGCAGGTACAACTGAAATATATGTAACACGAATTCCACCAGGTGTTTCTGTTGGTAGTAGTATTGGGATCGGAACTGAAACTTTGGAAATATTAAATGTATATCCAGATAAAAATGTTTTTAGAGTAAATAGAGGTCTTCCTGGAACCGGACATACTATAGGAGTTGCAGTATCATTTAAACCAAAAACATTTATAATTGATAAAAAGGTAGATTATTTTGAATCTGAATTAAATAATAGAATTTACTTCAATCCACAAGAATCTGTTGGTTTTGGAACAACGGCAGGATTGGGATATGAAGTATCGTATTCTTTCGGAGAAGAGATAATTACAGGATCTATTCCTACACAAAGAATTAGCATCAAAGGGCACCCATTTACAACTAATCAGAAACTTACATTTAGTCAAAATGGCAATACTGGTGCCATTTCAATTTCAACATCTCCTACAGGATCACTATTTAGTTTACCAGCAACAGTTTATGCGGTTAATAAATCTCCAAGCACTATTGGTATAAAAACTTCTTTGACTTCTGACGAAGTTTTCTTTGTGTCCGGAGGTGATAATGTTGATGATTATTATTTCGACACCAATAAAATACAAAAACTTGGAAAAGTTGAGAAAATTTTATCAACTGTTTCAATATCAACTTCTCATTATCATGGATTAATTAAAGATGATTTAATTATCATGAATGTGAGACCTAATCTTTCTGTTGGTATTGGAACTTCTACGGCAGTAAGATTATCTAGAAATTTATTAACAAATAATTTACAAATTAATCCTATAGGATTTAACTCTTTGGGAATTAATACATCTACAAATGAAATTAACATTCAAAATCATGGTTTAGAGACGGGAGATAAAGTATATTATGAATCTGATGAGGTATCTTCTGGTTTAAATACTGGTTCATATTTTGTATATAAGGTTGATTCTGACAATATTAAGTTTGGTATCAGTAATATTAATGTAAATGAAAATCCACCATTAGTTGTAAGTATTGGAGGAACTGGTGGTTCATCTCAAACTATATCTTTAATTAATCCGAGAATAGAATTATTATCAAATAATAATTTAGTATTTGACCTTTCAGATTCTTCTTTGGAAGGACACTTATTTAAATTTTATTATGATAAAGATTTTAACAATGAGTTTATATCGACTGGTTCTACGGAAACTTTTAGTGTATCTGGTTTTGGAACAATAGGAATATCCACTAATGCTTCGGTTACTATTAATAATAGTTCTGAACTACCAAAAAAACTTTATTACTCTATAGAAAAATCTGGATACATAAGTTCTTCCGATAGAAGTGTAAATAATTTTTCCGAAATTGTATCAGTTGATAGTAAATATAATCAAATTTATAATGTTTTTGGTATAGGATCAACCACTTTTCAAATTTCTTTACAAGAATCTCCAGAAAAATTTTCATATACATCTTTAGAGTGTGATAATTTAGAATATACAACAACTTCAACATCAGCATCTGGTCCAGTAAACAATGTCAATCTTATATCAGGTGGGTCTCAATATAAAAAATTGCCTGCACTTTCATCCGTAAATACAACAAATGGCAAAAATTTATCTGTTTCTTTAGGTTCTAATGAAATTGGTTTACTTAAAGAATCTAGAGTTATTAATGAAAAATTTGAATATTCTTCAGATAAAACTTTACAACCAAAAGCTAATATATCCCCGAATATTATTTTGAAAGATTCTAATACAATTGGAATTGTGACCATAACTTCTGGTGGATCTGGATATGTAAAACCCCCAACAATTATAGTTGTTAATAACAACACAAGAACTCCATTAGATAATGGAGTGATACTATCCAAATTGACTGGAAACTCAATTACTGATTTGATCGTTGATATTAAACCTAAGGGAATATCTGATCAATCAGCAGAACTTTTTGCTATTAATAACACTAATGGAGTTAGTGTTAAAGCAGTTCAGTCATCAGGAAATAGTGGAATTTTTACATGTATTATTACAACACCACCATTAGGATTTTCTATAGATGTTTTTGCTCAAGGTGAAAAAGTTTTTGTGGAGGGAATACAAAGAAAAAGTGATGATGGAGATGGATTTAATTCTGCCGATTATGGGTATAAATTTTTTGAAGTGGTGGAGTATTTAAATAAAACGACACCTGGATTACTTGATGACCAAGTTACCCTTAGTATTGCGGGATTAGGAACAAATGTTGGAATTGCAAAAACAATTCAAGATTCATTTGGAACTATTGTTTCTAAAAAGAATTATCCAACTTTTTCAATTTCATTATCACCATCAAAATTTGAAATTGGTGAAACATTAATATCTGATGGTATTGAAAGAGATCTTAAAGTTATTGGATATAGTAATACAGGAACAATCAAGATATTTGGATCGTATAACCTTTCCGTAAATGAAATAATTACTGGAAGATCTTCAGGAAGTGTTGGCACTGTACAATCTATAACAAATTATGATGGAATTTTTGAAATTAAATTTTCTAATAGAAAAAATGAAGGTTGGGAAAATGAAACTGGAAAATTGAGTGAAGATTATCAAGTTCTTGCAGATAATGATTATTATCAAAATCTTTCATATTCTATCAAGAGTAGACAAGAATGGGATGATATCAAAACACCCGTCAATAGTTTAGTTCATTCAATTGGTGTTAAAAATTTTGCAGATACAGAAATTATTTCTGATGGAGACGAGAGAGTTGGAGTTAATAGTACTTCGAATTCAACAACAATTGTAGTAGACTATATCAGTGAAAATAGAGTTGATAAAATCAATATTTTTGATTTTGTAACAGATATTGATCTTTTACTAGGTAAATCTAAGTTTTTAAAATTAAAAAATAAAAAACTTACAAACTATCAACAATCTACATCTAATAGAGGTTTGAGAATTGATGATATAAGTGATCAATTTTCTAATTTTGAAGATGAACCTTTTGAATATAAAGATATAATAAAAATTGATGAAGATCTTTCTTATTATAACTATCTATTTAAAGTTTCTGATATAAGTGAAAAAAATCAAGTTCAATTGACAAGCTTAGTATTTTTAAATAATACAGTCAATGGTAATATTGCTATTTTAGAAAAACAATCTTTATTTAATGTGGGGTCTGGACTAACTATATCTGAACAAGAAAAATACGGTGATTTTTCAATAGAAACTAATGAGTTTGATGAAAAGTATATAAGATTTACTCCCAAAGATCCTTTTGATACTGAATATGACATTAAATATATTCAGAAAAAATTTGATGATACAGTTATTGGGGTAGGTACAACATCAGTAGGATTTGTTGATATAACTTCCCGTAGTCAAGAAATTCTTACAGGTAGTACAGACAGTATTATTGGAGTAGCAACTGATAAATTTACATCATTTCATGTTAATGCACAAGTTTATAAAGAAATTACTAATGAGATGAATTTTGTCGAGTTATATGTAACTCATGATGGAACAGATACAAATATTTCAGAATTCTATTTTGATACTGAAGATTTTTCAAGATCAAATAATTTTATAGGATCTTTCGGTGCGGACATAGACACTTCTGGATTATTTAATTTAAATTATACTAATGATACAGATGAAGATGTAATTGTTAAGTCACATATAGTTGGATTTGGAACAATTTCTGTTGGGGTTGGAACATTTAGATATATTTTACAAAATCAACCAGAGGGTAACGAAAGATCTGCAATTTATGAATCTGGAATATCTACGACTACTTCTGGTATTTCCACTTCTTTCTTAAGATTGAATAAAAACAATTTCGATTCTGCAAGATCTTTAGTCGAAGTTAGTATCGGATCTACAAAATCAATCCATCAAATTATGATGGTTCAAGATGTTACTAATATTTACATTCAGCAATATTCATT